CATCAAAGTCTTTTCCTATTTTTGGAAGGGAAGAAACTTGATTACCAGAATTAACATATCCTAAAGCTTGTACAGTAAAATCATAAGAACAAGCCTCCATAGATGAGTCTGTAGTTATTCCAGCAAACATTAAGTCTTCATCTTTAATTTGAGGACCTTCTGAAAGTGATTCATTCTTAGTTAACTTTACTCTTCTTACTTCTTTAAATGAAGTAGGTTCTTCGCCCCAGTAAAGTAATACTGTTTCTCCAGCTAATCCATCAAATGCAGTAGATGAGTCATAAGTAACTAAACTTCTGTACCATGAAGCATCAGCTCCATCATTTTTTCTATCAGTATATAAGCTAAAAGAAAATTCCTTTTCATTATATACTTTTACTACAGCAAACATAGAGGTTAAAGTCTCTAAGCTCATTACGCTTGACTCATTGTCATTCTTTACATAATACCAGTTAATTTTTTCTCCAGCGTATTCATTCTGAAAGTTCCATCCACCTAATCCAGAATGATCAAGTTTACCTTGCTTTCCATCAGCGTATATTGAAGCATCTCTGTTGGTAATTAACTGACTAGTTACAGTATAGTTAGCAGCTGGTTCTGCTGCTGTAGATTGGGGACTTCCATCAGAACTGTAAGTGTAAATGATTCCAGTGTCAGTAGCTACAAATGTAGAACCTGGCGTAAGGAATCTAGGTAACTCAACAGTAAGACCATGGTATTGGTTTTGTGTTTGTTTCATTTTTATTAATTATTAGATTAGTTTTAATTTGTTAATTTATTGTATTATGCTTTAGGCTTGTTTGCCTGAGTTCTCTTTATAGAAAGTTCTTGATCTTTTCTAGACATAACGTCATTATGCTTTGCCATATCTTGATCTAAAGCTCTATTCTTAATTCCTAACTCTTTTTCAAGCTTATCAACTCCTTCATCATCATTATCAATATCTTCTACACCATTATCATCATTAAGTATCTTAAGTCTATCAGTTTCAGCTTTTAATTCAGCTATATATCTTTTAGTCTCATCTTCTTTTTCAAACTTCATTAGATCAATATCTTGTTCCTGCTTATCTTTCTGAGCTTGTTGCTCTTGTTGTTGTTGAAACTGTTTAGCTTGATCCTCTTGAGCTTTAGATTGATTCTCCTTCATAGACTGCTCATCCTTCTCAATCATTCGTTGAACTTCTCTCATGCTAGGAGAGTTGTATATTTTCATTGCGGTAGAGAAAGAAAGCATTTGGTTTTGTAATCCCATTTGAACCATACCATCTAGCTTTTGCTGTAACTGGTTGATTTCGTTGTCATTACTTATTTGAATAGAATATTCTTCTTCAGCAAACTCATCTCCATCAACTTCCATTAATTGACGAGTCATATCATCAGCCATGTATTGGAACTTCTTTGAAGAACCTTTCATTGCTATCTTAGCTGTCTCTATGAGCATTTGGAAACATCTTTTCTTACAATAGTCATGTAATGTGAATAACTCCTCTGTAATGTGATTAGATTGACTAACAGCTCTCTCTATTCCACCTACAGTTTCTCTATTCTCAGTCTGACCAAGTCTTTGTCTTGATACTCCAGTAACTTCATCCATTTGAGCTTTTGCAAACTCCATCATTTGGATATGTGTCTGAATAAAATCACCAACCTTTTGTTCTAGTATTTTACCAGTTGTATTACCTACTGATCCAGCAAGCTTTCCTTTTGCCATACCTCTCTGACCCTCTTTGAAACTATCTACTACAGATATTCCAGACTTACGGGCAAAGTATAGCCATTTAGTAATTGACCAGTCCTTAGGGATCTTAGCCACATCTAATTCAACTATAGAACCTAAATACTTACTTAAAGCTTCATTTACTCTGTACCATGATATATCATAAAGATATTGAAATGGCTTAGCTCTATCTACAAGTGAGACAGCTCTAGCTTCGTTAGTATTATATATTTGTCCAACAACTCCAGAAGAGTTGAAACTTGGTTGATCAACTTTGTTATATTGTATTTCTCTTGGCTTTATTTGAACGTAAATATCTTGTCCAATTTTAACTCCTTTCCACCACTGGTTAACCCAGTACTTGTCAACAGTCTCACCCATCTCTTTATTGGCAATGTATTGCTCATTTCTGTACTTAACTTGTTGTCTACCTAAATCATCAAAGTAAGTCACCTTGTAAATACATTTTTTAGATCTCCACATCATTCTAAGAACTCTAATGTTCCCATCAGAATCAGTATAAGTACCTTTGCCATTAGATCCATTCCATACTCCAGTAGAATCTAAGTGTCCATTAATAATCTCTCTATCAAGTAGCTCATAACCTGCAGCATCATCAATCTGCATGTTCTCACCATCAGCATCAAGGTTGGCGCTTCCAGTACTAGGAGTCTGATCCTCAAGCTTATCTATATCTTTAGATTTAAGATCAGCGTAGTAGTGATCTAATATTTTACCAGGACTCCAGTAATCATCTATAACAATAACGTCAGCATCCTCTAATAAATTAGAAGTTCCTGATCTTAATGTATATACTTTGTGTGGGTTTAATTTTTCGAATGTAACGTCACCATTTACTATATCAAACATGTAAGCTTCTTCAGCTCCTAATAGAGCGTCTTTAAATCCCTGCTGGAACTTAATCTTCATGTCAAGTGCTTGTATGTAGTGCTTCATTATAACATTAGCTCTCTTCTCTCTTATGTCTTGGTAGTCCATGTTGACATACTCAGCATAAGCTGCTAATTCCTTTTCCATATCTTCTTCAGATACACCTTCAGAAACTAACATCTCTTGAATCTTCATGTCAAGCATTTGCTTCTTTTCATCCTTTACTCTAGACAAAGTATTTGGGGAGGTAAGCTCAGCTGACCAGTCAAATTTCCTTCTCTTCTCTTCTCCTACTAATACATTTACTCTTGGAGTAATGATAGGGTAGTGCTGTATAGTATCGGGGATAAAATATTGCTCCATCTCTCCTGGATTCAACACTAACTTAAGATCCTTCATGTCCAGAATACCATTATATAGGTTCTGATTTATGATTTTATCTCTTAATTTTTTCCTTGTTGTTTCGCTAGATAAGTAACTATTGTTATCCGCCCAGTCTAAATGTTCTTTCCTCCACTTAAGCCCTTTAGCTTTAAAGGATAATTTTTGTTTTGGAAATGTTTTACTTGATGACATATTCTATTTTTTATAAAATTAGCTTATTATTCTCTATTTCTTGTTATATTCTTATAGCTTAAAAGGATCTCCATTTCCAGCTCCAAGATTACCTAGGACTTTCATCCAATTTTTATCTACAAACTCATCACCCATTAATCCTGTTGATGCTGATGAATTCTCTTCTTCTTCGTATTTATCAATGTATTTAGCTCTGTCCTCTCTTAGGATCATTACCATGTCCATTGCAGATATTCTATCCGTATTTATATCTGGATTCCAGGCTATACATTCTTTTATATAACCAATACTTCTTATCCTTCTAAGGTTTGGCACAGAACTCAGTCCTGTCTCACCAGTAGCTTCGTCAAAAACTTCAAGCTCATACTGAGACATCATCCATTGACGTTGCAGTGTTTTACCAAGTTTTATTACCTGAGCTGTTGTTCTAGTACCTTTAGATCTATTTCCATATAGAGTTGTCTTAACAATCTCCATGTCTCTTAGTATCTCTGGACTATCAGCCAACAAGTACAGTGCGTTGTTGTTAGAGAAGTATGAAAACAATCCCTTAAGGTTATTCTCATAGTTTGATTGTGCGTTATAAAAAGTTGTTAACCTAAGACACGTCTCATAGAACTCATCAGCCATGATAGGCCTTCCTGTGTACTCTGCCACAATTTTATCAGTCCATAAATCAAAAATAATGATACTAGCCAAAGAACCACCAACGGTATAATCATTGTCAATTGGATCAATACCACCAATATACCTATTGCTAAATACTTTACCATCTCTATCTTTTTGAGGCATTTCAAATAATTCTATTGCTCCGTCAGAATTCCCTCCCTTTACTATATACGGATACTCCCTAATTGGAGTTAAACTTAAATCTGTATTCCATACAACTTCACCCTTTGAGCCATAAGAAAGTTTACCTATATAATGACTGTCAGTAAATGTACTGATCTGTGGCATTATTTCTTCTAAGTAATCTCTTAGATCTGCTACAGGAAAGGCTGTACCTTCTGTACGCATGATAGCTTCTTGAGGAGTTATTGGCTCCTCTGCTTTCTTTTGTATGATTGCATTAGTGTCACTTGATCCGTACTTAACTTTAGATCTCTCCTTGTTAATCTGTATCATTGCACCTATAACATCACTGTTACCATCCTTATCAAACTTACCTTTATAGTTAAGGTATGTTCCAAAGAAGAATGCGCATTGCCCTTTACCATTAGTATTCTTATCGAATACATTAGGTATAGAGTATATATTGTGTCCAGAAGAGTTGTAAAATATTTCTTCTAGTCCTTCGAATGCTGCACCCTCCACACCACCTGTACCACCTGCCATCATAAATCCAAATGCAAATCCAGATTCTTCTACTGATGGTCTAGCAATACCCCATGCTGTTAAGAAGTCATCAAATTTACCTGCTTCCTCCCACAATACTAAAGCACCCCTTTTACCACGGGCCTTCTGTGGGTCATTCTTTAATGTTACTCCCATCACCTCATTCAAGATACCTACTTCAGTACCTGTCTTTGTATCTTTCCTACCCATTCTCCAGTGCATGTCATTAAGGGAATCCTTTAATGTTCTTACTCTTGGAAATGGAGTATTGGTGGCACAGAAGTCTATCACTGAGATAAACTTATTTAATATACCATCCTTTGTCAAATATTCTTTTTCATTCGCAATAGCAAATGACTTTACTTTTTGTTTTGCCTTTACAGTATCACCTAGTATAAAGTTCTTAGCTAGCATTGTAGATGCCTTTACAGAATATCCACAACCCCTTCTTTTTAAGTTAGCTCCGTGCATACCTGCTGCTCTTGCTATCTCTACATAATGAAAGAACCAGTAATCTGCATCATATACATAAGGAAATGCCTCAACCCTATCTGCTCTCTTAGTTCCTTCTATTACTTCTGTTCTAAGTAAAGGAGCATAGTTTAATTGAAAGTAGTATGTTCCTGGTATCCATTCACCATCAGACTCTCTTACGTATCCTTCTCTACATCTTCTAGATTCTTCTGCCCAGAACTTATAATAGTCTGAGTTAGGATTCTTATTAGGAAACAACTTAGTATAACAATTGTTTCTTTCAAAATGTCTTGCTGCTGGCCTAAAGTAATCCATATCTTCTAATATATGTGGATTAGCTAAATCAACTGCTATCTTTCCGTCAGCAGTAGGCTTCCTGTTAGGGGAGAAACTGTCTTCAGAGTTATCAGGTCCAAATGGGTTATCCCACCTAGTTAAGTCCTTAGCGTATGGCCTGTCTGGAGCTGAAAGATTTTGTATAAACATTATAGAATCTATATACTCTAGCAAGTCATTCTTCTCTTCATTGGGAAGGGAGTCTAAAAGCTCATCAGTAAGTTTGGTCTGATATTTATTGAATGTCCTGTGGTTCTCAGTCATTATATACCTAGATCATCAAACATTCCCACAGATGTATTACCTGATTGCGCCTTTAAAGCTTTTTCTTTTATAATCTCTGCCTCTATATCATTAAGTGCCTTAACTAATTTAGGAACTTCTGCTACAGCTTTGGTAATTGCATTAATAGCAAATACAGGCTTATTTGTTCTTACGTCTCTTTCATTAGGATCTATCACTTCAAGGAAATGAGATATCTTCTCTACTACCCCTCTAGTGCTCTCTAACAACTTTGTGCTCACTGTTTCTGACAACATAATGTATTTAGTTACACATGCGTCTATGTAATCTGGCTTCTTCCACTTAGGAAGGTCTAGATCTAAAACTATTTGATCATGCCTTTCTTCTTTATCTAAGATATGCATGTATTCACTTCTAACATCAGCCATAAAGAAAACATAACTTAGTTCTTTAGTAGCCATATACTTGTCTTTTGATTTATCATTCTTCCATATAGCACTAAACTCCTTAATCATAAGGGCTTGTGGGCTGAACTCAACCTCAAAGGTATTCGCATTTAACTGAAATAAATTCATTATTTTCTCCTATTTAATTCTTCTCTTCGCAAAGATACAAAAAAAAGCCCACTTAATCAAGTAGGCTTCTAACTATATGTGGGTTATACTTTAATCATTAAGCTTATTAACAGTTTCTACAGACTGCGCTAACTCTTCTTTAATGTTCTCATACCTTGTGTTTAAAGCCTTGTAAGATCTTTTTGCATACTTATTCTCTTTTCTTAGTTCTGCAATTAGCTCAGTCAAGTCATTATTGTCTTGGCTAATAAATCTTAAATCACTCTTTAGTTCTCTTACTTCTTTAATAGCTATAACTGTTCTTACAACTAAAGTTGTAAATAAAACTATTCCTGTTCCTAATAATACTTCTGTAATCATAATACTTCTTATTTATTTATTTATTAATATATTGCACATTCTGTAAGGATAACCATTCCTGCTGCACTTACTGCACTCTCTAAGGCTATTCTAGTTACTTTTGTTGGATCAATAATTCCTTCACCGTATAAGTATTCATACTCTCCAGTCTTGGCATTGTATCCTATTCCTTCTTCTGATCTATTAACTTCTGCCACAATGACGTCTCCGTTAGTCCCAGAGTTCTCTGCTATAACTTTCATTGGTCTTTGACATGCTTCTATTATTATATCAGTTCCTATTGTTCCTGGTACTAAAGATTTTGATGCATTTAATAACGCTAATCCTCCTCCTGGTACAACTCCTTCTTCGATAGCTGCTCTTACTGCACATAACGCATCATCAGCTCTATCACGCTTCTCTTTAGCTTCTACAGGAGAGTTAGCACCTACATAAAGTACTCCAACGCCTCCAGTTAACTTAGCTACTCTAGAGTTTAACTGTTTTCTCTCATGGTCCGAGTCAGCTTCTTCGATCATCTTCTCTATTACAGATGCTCTAGCAACTATCTTGCTCGCTTCCCCGTTTCCATTAACTATCACGGTACTCGTGTTCTCTACTGTAATACCTTCAGAACCACCAAACATCATCTCTTCTATACTGTCTTCCGTTATATGGTCTAGCGTTAATTGTCCTTCATCAGAGAATACTACACTATTAGTAACTATACCTATATCAAGTAATAGATCACCTCTAGTCTCACTAAAACCAGGAGCTTTAATAGCTACAGACCTTAATGCATTATGTACTATATTTACATTTAACTGTACTAATGCAGTACCATTTATATCTTCTGCTATAACAACTAAAGGTCTACCTAATCTCTTAGCTAAGCCCATTACTATAACTATCTTATCCATAGAAGTTATCTTACCATCATATAAGAAATACATAGGATTCTCTAATTCACAAGTAGTACCAGTTGGATTGGTAGTAGATAAAGGAGAGATGTAACCTCTGTCAAATTGCATACCAGTAACAACATCCACATAAGTCTTATGACTTCTTGAATCTTCTACTGATACCACTCCAGCACTTCCTACAGCTTCAAATGCGTCAGCTAGTAATTCACCTAACTCATTATCATTGTTTGCAGATATAGTTGCAACCTGTCTAAGCTCTGATCCTCCTAATTCTATATTAGTAGACATGTCTTTTAAGTTATCAACAACAACAGTAACAGCTTTATCCATATCTCTCTTTATATTGATAGGATTAGCTCCAGCAGCTATGTTCTTAACTCCTTCTGCAATTATAGCTTGTGCTAATACAGTTGCAGTGGTGGTTCCATCACCTGCTAAGTTACCTGCTCTAGATGCAACTTCCTTAACCATCTTTGCTCCAATCTCATGTAAAGGATTCTCTAAGTCTGATATAGCTTCTGCTACAGTAACTCCATCCTTGGTAACCTTAAGCTCTTGTTCAGGCTTATGTATAACTACATTCCTTCCTTTGGGCCCCATAGTTACTGATACGGCATTAGCTAGTATATCTACACCGTTCTTCAATTCATGAAGAGTATTCATTTCTACTTTCATACTTTTTTAGATATATATTTTAAGTTTCTTTCTGAAATAGCGATGTATTCAGTACCCTCTATAGTGATTAGGGGAACCTTTATTTCGCTGTCCTTTCTTACCTTTTGTGCCATTGACTCACTAAGCTTTACTCTAAGTGATTCGAAATCTATAACTACCTCAGTACCAACAGTTGCTTGTTGCACTTGTGGTCCAGCTCCCATTACTACTTGCTTCTCTTCGTAGTCTATTTGAGCTTCACCATCAAGTAATGCTGTAGCAAGAAGTAATCCTGACTCAGTTCTTACTCTATTTCTCTTTGAAGTAAGAAACAATGTGTTAAACATTGGCTCCACTCCTTTAGGTAGAGCAACTTCCTTTAATGATTCTTGATATAGTAGATCCTTAACCTCGGCTTCTGCTTCAGCTATCATACGCACGTCTTTCTTCTTTACTGTCCCAGATGAATTAACTTTATCTCTCTCAGTGAAGTAACTTGTAACGTCCTTATTGAATTCACTCTTATTCTTTTGTGCAGCAACATCTTGTTGAGCTTTACTTGTCTTTATTACTTTCTTTCCCATTTAATTTGTTTATTCTCCTATACATATAGTTACTTGCGTAAAGTTTACCTATGCATGGGATATTAAAGTTAGTTTTTAGTTCATTAAACTCTTCTTTGCTTAAATCTCTCTCTATTTCCATTTCTCCTGTAGTCTCTCTTATGAATTCATAAGGACTATCGAGTATTGCCTTAACCATATCTAATGATAGACCAGTCTTCTGTGCAATCTCCTTCATCTTAAGCTCCTCTGCCTTATTTGCTTTCATTTATCTCAAAGTTAAACACTAGTTTGAATCCATTTGAATCTGGCCTCATGTTAGGTATTAATGCTGGAAGTATTTTGTTCTCTTTAGACAAAACTTTCTTCTTCCTTAATGTGGTGAGTAAATTGTTAAATACTCCGCTCTTCATCCCTCCAAGATCAGCTCTGACCTTATTTCTTATGTCAGATGAGAACAACAACTTATGTATATGCTTCTCATTGCTTATCTCCTTAGACAGCTCATGTCTGTAATAAAGAAGAGTAGCTAATGCTTCTGTCTCTTTATTTGCAAGCTTGTGATAAGGTTTTAGGAATTCAAGCCAATAAATAAACATGCTTCTGCCGTTAGTCTCTATTGTTTTTATGCTTATATTCTTCATTTGATAATTTAGTTAGTACTATTATTAAAGATGTCTTACCTTCATAGGCATAAGCCCAGTAATCCATCTCTGCTTTATACTCAGGATCTACATCTGAGTTATTATAGTCATCAATAAGATAACCATACATCTCTACAGTCACGTCAACGTCTTCTTGCTCTTCAAAAAGAAATTTAAACTCAATACTCTCTACGTGTTTAAGATCTATCATCTGTCGGTGTGTCTAAATGTTTCTCACCGTGAGTTTCCTCGTATTTCTCTTCCCACTCTTCTATATGTAGCTTTTCCATCTCTGTGTTACTACATACTACACAATAATCAGTTGTAACTCCATCTTGAGTACCATTATTGAATCTCACTGTCTTAATGTGCAAACTTCCACAAGTCTTACATGATATAACAGGAACATTATTGTAATTGTCTTTTTTAGTTATCATTTTATCTTCTAGTTTTAGATCTTCTATTGTTTCAGTGTCATACACTGGGAATGGAGAGTAGCTGTTTGCCACTTCTCTTCTTTTAATCTCTTTACTCAGTTTTGTCTGTTTCATATTGATTCCATTTGTTGATTGGGCATGATGACAATGGTGATCTTGTCTTAGCTGCTAATACACAACCACATTCACCACATCTTCCTGACTTAAGCTTACTTGGGCATACATTACATATACTCATTCTATCTCTAGACATATCTTCTATCTCTTGGTCAGCCATATTAAGCTTTTCCTTGACTAAGTTGGCAAACCCTTCTTTAATCTTCTTTATCTCTAGTTTCATAGTTCTTTATTATTAATTCTGCAAATATACAAATACTTTTCTGTATAAAAAAGGATCTTGAGTAAAACTTTTACAAAAGATCCTTATTATTTTACATTATCACCCAGTCAGTAGCAAACAAGTCAGCATTAGAGGGCTGCCATGCGAATACTTCGTTATTTGGATGAACCATTGATATTTGGTTAGAATACGACACTGTATCATTAGATTCATTTGGAGTTGAAAGATATCTCTTTACAAACTCATCCTGTACCTTATCTGGTAAGGATTCCACTGATGCTATTTCTGTTATAGCTATATCACCTGATATATGTGAGAAGATGAAGTGTCCACCTTTAGTTTTCCAACTTCTTCTGTAGGCCATGCCTCCAATACTAATAGCTTCTATTGCCTCTCCAAAGCTTCCAGCCTCTTGCTTAGTTTTTCCTTTAGCTTTTGCTTTCTCATTAGCCTCAATGAACTCAACCATTAATGGCTCACCAAAGTCTTGGCCATTATGCATTGCGTGCTCTAATGCTGTTGCTATAGCGTCTGCCATTTCCGAATCTGTTGCGTCACTCTTAATCTTAATCATCTCTCTGTCTTTTAAAGTTAGTAATTATTCTCTTATACAAAGATAGTGAACCTTATTGGATCTGGAAAGGAAAAGTAGTAAAAAGTTATTAACTAAATAAAAAAAGCCTCACTCCAGGACGGAATAAGGCTAATTTTCGTGAAGAAATACGAGCACACGTATTGTCTTATATAATATAAACAATTAAATAGTTACTTAACTAAAAGATACAGCAAGTCTTCTACCTAATTTTAAGTTAGATATATCGCTTTGTTTTGAATTACACTTAGATGTATGCAGTGATCCTTTACGGTTTATTTTAATTAGCTGCTAAACACTTTTTTAGGGTTTCCATCCTATTTGCTAATCCTATCACACACACCCTTGATTCATTCGGGAGCAATTGACTTTCTTTCTCATACCCTTCGTAAACTAAGATTTGCCTTGCTATACAAATTACTTAGCTTGTAAACTTCTTTCATGAGAAAGATTCTATGATGCAAAGATACAACCAATTATTATATCTGGCAACATATACTATAATAACTTTTACAGTTTCTTAATAATACCTTTAAATTCTTCAAGTGATTTAATGAACCCATCGTACAGTATAACCCCATCCGTAGTAAAGCTTTGTGATCCTTTTTTAATTGTAAATAGACCCTTCATAAACATCTCAACTGATATGTTCTGGCCAAAGCCTTGTCTCTTAATCCAGAGTCCATATTCATCGCTAAATAAAAATCCAGCCTCTTTTAACACATCTTTGTAATTCATAAATACAAAGATAGTGATAATAACCTTAAGAGTGAGGGAAAATAATTTTTTTTTAATTTTTTTTTTAAAAAAATATAGTCGAGCGTGGGATAAAATGCTATTCATCCCCTACCCTTTCTATGTATTGGAGGATAGGGTACTTGATTATGAGTACTTCCCTACCGCAAAGGCACGTGCGTCAGCCTACATGACCACAATAAATTTATAATTATGACTAATTACAGAGAAATTACTAATGAGCAGACTGGCGCAACTGAGTACTTATTTAACGCTACATTGACTAATGTGGGGGAAAAGACCTTGACTAACAGCAATGGCAAAGAGTACAAGATTGTGGGTCTTAAGTTCAATTTACCTAATGGTGGTATTGAGGTTGAGCGCACTGCAATGTGTTTTGCATCTAACTACAACTATGGTGTTGAGGTTGGTACTGCTTACTTGACGAACTTATCTTTTGATGCACAAGGTGCACCACAGATTAGAATGAGTCACTTGTCTAATGCTGACAGAGCTACTGCTTCTGACTTCGCTGGTTTGGCGCAAGTTAAGGCAACGGTTGAGTCTGATGGCTTACTATAATGAGAGTTATGACTAGCACCCTTTCACGGGGTGTTAGTTTCTTTTCAATTTTTGTCAAAGCTAATATGAAATGTCATTCCCTGACAAAACTAATATGAAATGTTAATCCTTGTCACAGCTAATAGGCTTTGCCAAAGCTAATATAAGATAACATATTGATTGTTAGAGGGTAAGAGTGTAGATAAATGTAGTTAAGTGAGGGATAAACAATTTCCCCCCTTATTCTACTAATATTACACAACAATAATTT